GCCAGTTGGCGGTCAGAAAAGAATGTTAGCAGAGAAGAAAAGAAACTCTAAAGCGTACTAATTATGTGGTTATCGGCAATTAAATTAGCCGTTTCTGCTGGAAGTAAAATTTACGCTAACAAGCAGAGAACGAAGATGGCAATGTCTGATGCACAATTGATGCATGCAGAACGTATGGCCAAAGGTGAAGAGCAATACCAGGGAAAACTGTTAGAAGCCCGTCAATCAGACTGGAAGGACGAGGCAGTTTTGATAATTCTTAGTTTGCCCGTGTTGGTGCTTGCATATGCGGTTATATCAGACGATCCAACTGCTATGGACAAAGTAAAATTGTTCTTCGAGATGTTCTCGCAGCTCCCGTCATGGTTCACAAATTTGTGGATACTTGTCGTGGCGTCGATTTATGGTATAAAGGGTACACAAATTTTTAGAAACGGAGGAAAAAAATAATGCCAAACAAAAGATTTAATAAACAAGTTCCTGCATTTAAAGCTGGTGGTAGAGCTGGTAAAATGGGTGGCGGAATGATGATGAAAAAACCTATGATGAAAGTAGGTGGCGATGTTAAAAAAATAGAAAAAACTTTTAAGCCTAAAAAAAATTTAAAAAAAGTTGACGCTAAAAAAAATCCAGGTCTAGCTAAGTTACCAACTAAAGTTAGAAACAAAATGGGATTTATGAAAAAAGGCGGCAAAGTTAAATAATGGCTCGTCCAGGTTTATACGCAAATATACACGCTAAAAGAAAACGTGGTGGTAAAATGCGTAAGAAAGGTGCTAAAGGTGCACCAACAGCAGCTAACTTTGCAAGAGCAAAACAAACAGCGAGAAAAAGATAATGACTAAACTTTGTCCTAGAGGAAAAGCAGCAGCAAAAAGAAAATTTAAGGTATATCCCAGTGCATACGCGAATGCCTACGCTTCTAAAATTTGTGCAGGTAAAATTAAAGATCCTAGTGGAGTAAAAAGAAAAGATTTTAGAGGACCCAAACCCACAAAAGCCATGGGTGGTAGAATATATAAAGCAGGTGGTGGAGTTGCAGAAGCAGCTGCAAAACTAAGAAGACAGGGTTTAGGCAAAGGCGGCAGTGTTTGCAAGATAGCTATAAAAGGACAAAACAGAGAAGCTATCGGAAAGAACTCGTAATGTCATGGCTAAAGCTGGACTTAAAACATGGTTTGCTCAAAAGTGGGTAGACATAGGTAGTAAAAAGAAAGATGGTTCTTTTTCAAAATGTGGAAGATCAAAACAGAAAGCAGATGCAAAACGTAAGTATCCAAAATGTGTCCCACTAGCTAAAGCTAGAAGTATGTCAGAAGGACAAAGAAGATCTGCAGTTGCTAGAAAAAGAGCAGCTGGTAACACAGGACCAAAACCTACAAACGTAAAAACTTTTTCAAAAAGAAAAAATGCTATGGGTGGTGGTTTTATGGCAAAGAGACAAAGAATGGGAATAATGTAATGAGAAAAGATTATTCAAAAGGCACTATGCCTGCAAGAAATAAAAAAAACTTTAGA